ATTAGAACCACTGTCACCATTAAACTTTCCAACGGTAAAGGCCGTTGTTACATTTTCCAACCAAGGCGCTGGGGGCTTGCTCCTATATTCGCTAGGATTTAAGGCTGGGTTTGTTTGGGAAGATCCAAAAATCATGGCAGGGTCATTTCTATAAGCTTTCGCATATCAATCAAAACAGCTTCGCCGTCAGTATCTAAAATTGTTTGTTGATTTTTATACTTTATTTCGTAATTATTTCCTCCAGCATAAACCAGATTGTAATCATCACTTCCAGAAGTATAGGCGTTTTGATCATCGCGGGTGGGCCTTTTAAATCCCCCCAAGGCTTCAAGCATTTCTGGATCTAAGGATGTACCATATCCAATCGCATCTGGCACAGAATTTCTGATGCTTGAAATGGATGCCATTATATCCTGTGGCGTTGCAGTTTCTAAAGCGTTCTCATAATTATCCGAAGTAAATCCAGGGAATATATAAGTGTTTAAATCTCTAACCTCTTGGACACCGCCAGTGCCAGCATTTATATCTGCGCCCATTGCTCTATTAATTGAGTCAATCCATTTACTTTCGTTAAAGAAATCATCAGATCTAGCAACATCAGCGTAAATTGCAGATGCGGTCAGCATAATGGGGGCTAAAGCCCCATCGACCTTTGCAAGAGATTCAGAAGTTAAATTTCTAAATGCTGGATCTATGTTTGTCTTTGTAAATTCAGCAGGGCCTTGAGTTTTTGGATCTGATATTAGCATTTGACCCCTTAAAGCAGATTCAGCACTAGCAAGACCACTGCCAGTTTGACTAGATACAAGAGATCCGACTTGGGCAAAGAATGGAGATTCTTTAGATATTTCCTCTAAAAACTTCGGAGAGTTTTGACCAGAGCCTTCAACGATAAGGCCAAGAACTATCATTTGATCTGCCATCGTCCCATTTTCAAGAATGTTTTTAACTGCTAATTTTTCTGAAATTGTAAGAAATTGTATTGGAGATCCGTATTTACCAGATACCAACCTGGCGTCCCCTATGCGCTGTAAGATCTGGTCACTGACTTTGCTAGGATCAGTGAAATCTATAGGAGTAATGTTAACTCCATTACCGCTACCATCACTTAATCCAACTTTTGCAGCAAATGAAATTGGATCTGATTTAAGCTCGGCTTTCATATTAGAAAGCATTTTTTCTGCAAGATCTCTAACTTCAAACTCGAAAGGAGTATCAACGCCCTTTGCACCCACAAAGGTATCTTCACCAGGGCTTCCGTCAAGTCCAGGACCTTGGCGAACTGTAGAACCTGTTTTTAAATAATCTGATATAAACTTCTCTATATCAGCGGGTCTTGCCGTAGATAAATCAGTGGCAAGCTCGTTCATGTCCTCAAGATTCGATAAATCCCGCAATATTTCTTTTGTTAATCGTTCTGGAATATTTCCGATTTTGCTTCTTAAATTATCAATAAATGATTGGCTCAGTGGCTGTCCCGAATCTAATTCTTTTTTAAGAGCAGATAAGGATTCGGTTGCAAGATTAATGAAAGGTTGAAATTGTTCTTTTTCTTGAGCCTCAAGCCCATCTACTTTTCTTTGAGCCGCAGCTAAATAAGTAACAGCAGCGTTGTAGGTATCAACCTCAATTAAAGTATCACGACCCGCACGGCCCTGCCCTTCCATGCCGCCCTTTAAGTCATCAACTTCAGCGGTTAAATCTTCAAATGACATCTGCCTATAGACTGAAGCTCTTTCAGCATTAAACTCAAGCATCCTAACTGCCTCTTGTGCTTTTAAGCCGCTTTCGTTTTCACCAAGATTAATAGCTGCGGTTTTTAGGCGCTCTATTTCTGCTAGGCTGGGCATCCCACCTTTGGAAAGGATACCGGCTTGTTCTCTAACATCAGCCACAACTCCAGCACTCTTTGAAGCCTGCGCTCTTAAATTATTATTATAAGTAGACGTTAGGGATTTTCTAAATGATTGAGTTTTTTCTAATGACATTCCAGGCATCGGAGTAGTCAGAAGAGTTGATAGCATTTCTTCTTGTTCAGGAATAGAAGATTTATTAAATTCAAATATTGCTTTTTCTTTATAAGCTGCATTGTTAGTGCCAACCTCAAAGGCATCAAGCTGTTCCTCAGTAGCGCCTAACCCAGCAAGCAATGTTACAGCATCCGCAACTGATTGTGATATTTGTTCTTGTGAGTTACTCCCTGCCCGTATGGCACTCTCAAGTATTTCATTAAGTTTTAAGTCAGCAATATCAGTTAGTTTCTTTGCAGATCTGGCTGCTTGAACTCCAACATAAAAATTAGAATAGCGTTCTTCAGCTTTTCCTATAGCCCCACCTAAACGTGTTTGCAGAAGCATTGACGCCCCAGGATCAACGTCAGCTAACGCAGATGAATAACCATCGGTAAGATCCCTTAGTTGTGCCTGGACTTGGGTGAAAGATGTTTTGTTTTTCTCACCATCGTTAAGGATCTGCATAATATATACTTCGGCATCTGCCTGGACTTGAGCAACAGCTACCTGAGAACCTAAAGCGTATGCAGATTTTTCAGCAATACTTCTAGGCCCACCCTTTGATTTAATATCTTTAAGAGTGGGGAAGGCTCCATCAGTACGGATAAGCTCTTCACCCCTCATTTTAGCATCGTCAGCACCTTGCTTCATTGCAAAATCAGACATCCGGCTAACTTGCTGAGAAATATTAGTACCAAGACGGGCGGCTTCCCGCGTGTCAGCAAAATCTGTTTGCGTTGGCTGACGGTCAACAATGCCAAGTCGCTGATATCTAGGGAGAATTGCCATGCTTGTTTTCCTAACTCAATTGTCCGTATCGATATGCACCCTGGCCTACAGATCCGGCAGCAGAAACATAAGACGATAACATCGCAGACCTACCAGCAGATCTATAAATTCCCGCTTGGCTTTGAGCTTGGCCCAGCGCCAATACCGCATTGTCGGCAGCTATTGATTGCTCTCTTACTCCCTCATTCATTGCGTATCCCTGCAAGGTAGAAGCAGAGCCAGAAGTGGGATCAACACCGCCAGCCGCAGACCTAGAAACGATTGCCGCCAGTGTTTCATTTAGGTTTCTCAAAGCGTCAGCGCCTCTTTGCTTATAGGCAATAGCCTCAGATCTGCCGCGTAGCTCTGCTTGCAACGCCTGGGCGTCATAACCTCTTTGCTGGGATCTACCGGCTGACATCTGACCCGCTGCTGAAACTCCAGCCATTAATAGCTGACCGCCTCCAGAAGATGCAAACGTCATGGCGGCTTTTCCCGCCGTTAAAATTGCTGGTGCTAAAGCAACCATATCTAATTCCCCACGCTTAAACGATAATCAAGACCAAGAACGGTCATAGCCAAAGGTACGGTTTGGCTTATTGTAATTTGTCCCGTTTGACTAAAGCCCAAAAATCCATGTGCAACCTTAGTGCCGGTAAATGGCTTAACCGCTATGTCAAGGACATCAACGCCCAAACTTCTAAACGAAATTTCTTTTTCATTAATGGTCATGTCTTGAGTGTTGTTTACAATTGCATCAACTTGAATGATCCGCTTCTTAAATCCCTGCACAGATCCACCCGAAAGCACAGGTTCGGCTGGCATAGTTCTAACTGTAACAGGATAATCTAATCCGACTTGAAAACTAGATGTTGCCGGTGTTGTAAAGGTAATTGTAAATGGTGAGGCGGGGACCGTCTGAGAGGTCAGCACAACGCCATCGCGTATTATTGCTACTGTCTTACCCCGTAGCTGTGTCATTGCCACTGAATTAGCAGCTCCGCCCGTCTTGGCGCTATCCAGCGTAAGACTAGAATCAAACTTCTCCAGCATATACCTAACTTGGCTGTTTACTGTGCGTTTAACAATTACATAAACATCAGCAATCTCAACCGATACCGCAATAAAATCGCCATCTGTAGTAAAACGGCTAGGCGCAATAACATTCTGCCCCACTAGAATAGAGTAAACGGCCATAGATCCGTCTGTTCCGTTTACAATAAATATGCGATCACTCTCATCAGTAGAGGCAGCGCGTCTAGCAGCCAGGTCAATCGGGTTCTTTAACAGGTGAGAGCTAAGAGCAGAAAGAGGCTGCACCTGGTATGATGCAGTTTTGTCACCGAACTGGAAGGCGTTTAAAGATTTACCCTGCCTTTGAATAAACACGGTAGCACCGTTAAGATCTTCAATTGGAAGACCAGGTTTTGTTCCCAGCCGTGTCTGTGGCCGAACAAAGAAAGTGGATGGAGTAATCGGATTATCGCCAGACTGAAGAACCGCAAACTCTGCGCCAGTAGTAAAGACGCGCAAGTCGTTTCCAGAAAACAAATTAACAATGCTGTTAAGCTGATTTGTGTTTATTGTTGCCTCAACGCTTTCATCATCAAGCCCACTTCCAGCCCCGAAGTCAAAGAAATTTATAACTTGCGAACCCCATATTGTATTAGCTCTTGATTTAGATCCACCAAAATATAGACGCCCCTCATGGAAAGCGGCAGACCTGGGCCAGCCACGGGCATTAGACCAAACGTCTTCATATCCCTGTTCGCTTTCCCAGTTTCCAGCAACAACTGCACTTGTGTCAAAAAAACTAACTTCGGTAACAGCCTTCATTACCGTGTTAGAAACAAATTCAACATAACGAGCGCGGCCAAATGTGCTTGTTACTTGAGCAAATCCACCAACGGCAGAAGCTTCAAAGGGATGTACAGAATAGTTTGACGTTCCATTCGGCGCAGTATCCCAAGGAGGATATACTGTTAGTACCTTTGAAGAACCAACATAATCCTCAACCTGGCGCGTTTGACCTGATCCAGTACCAGAAGTAATTTTGACAAACATTCCGTTAGGTGCATCATCGGACGAAAACGAACTTGAAGATTTTAACGTAATTGTGTTGGCTGAACCAGCTTGAGCATTTCCAGTATCCGTAGTTGCAGCAGACGCCGTTATAGTAATATTTCCAGTAGACGCGCTGGGCGTAATTGTGAAATTTGGCAAGTGCGTGCTGAATGCATAGGGGTATTGGGGCAGGTTTTTTAAAGGAAGGTTTTCTAAAGTCCAGCTTGTATCTGAATTTCTAACTAAACGCTTTGTTTGCAAGTCCTCATGGCAAAGTATCAATGTATCTACCGCTTGAGTGTAATTTATCTCATCAAGCATAGCAGCCGTAATAGGTGTGGCGGCTATAAAATCATTGCCCGTTCCATTAATATTTGCTTGAAGAACTCCAGCCTTAAAAACGTAAATCCTTTGATTAACAAAAACCAAAGAATAGCTATCAGTCACACTAAACTCAAATGGAATTATCTTAAAGTCAGTAAAGCCTGTGCCAAAGTCATAGACAAATCTTAAACCCTCACGGCGCTTAAAGCCACCTTGCGGCTGAATGACTACATTGGTGGCTTCTTCAACAGCGTTTTGATATTGTGCCAAATCTGTTCGAGCGCGAAGAAGCGGATCAAGCTCACCAACAGAGAAATTTGTTTGGAACTGTACAACCCGCATATTAGTTTCTCACATTAATTAAAGAATAATCCTCAATAACTTGTGGCAGCTTGCCACGGCTATCAATGTTTATTGCTTCTCGCATTAAACCACCACGGTTAGCATCCGCTGGGGAGCCAAACGCCAGGGAGCGAAAATAGTCTGATTTAGCTAATTGGTCAGTAATTACAAAGCCAAGCTCTGCCGCTAATGCTGTACGAAGCAGTCTAACAAAATACACTGGCATTTTAGCCTCTGAAACTGTGCTTTGATAATCAATAAAAACCGTTTCAAAATTTGTAAATAATTGGTCACCGTAAATATCCCATCCATACTTTGCAGAAGATTGATTAGTGCCGTTGCTAGGAAATAAAGCAATAACACCAGATAGCATATCGCCTGGTAGCTGATAGGCATACTTCCATTCATCAAGTGGGTTGGTAGATAAACGAGCAATCTGAACCTTCTTTACGCTCCAGCTCCACATATAGTTTGCAATGACGTTATCACGAAGATCAGGATACAAGCGATCACAAGCTTGTGCGCCATCACTGCCCTCTGTGAAAGATGATATAGGAGCTGCGCCTAACAATATTAGAGCGTCCGAACATATTGAAAGCGAAGTGTCACCAGCGGCCATGAGCGTTCTCCAAGAGGTAAGAAAGGGGCGGCGAACCGCCCCAGTCTTTTAGGTTACACCAATTGCTGTTCCAGCAGTAACATCGACAACTGTGCCGTTATTGCTAAGAACAATGCTAAGTGTTGCCGTTGGGGTGTTCGTATCATAATGATACAGAAGATCACCAACTGCGAGAGTGTCAGCCAAACTGTTAAAGTATCCAGCTCCAGTTACGGTAGCTTTTGCTTCAGCGCTAATATAGGAATACATACTAGGTGCATTTCCTTTCTTAGACGCAGCGATGGTTGCAAATCCTACTTGAGTAAATGCCATTTTTTAGTTCTCCTTATTCAGTGCATGAGACTTGTACTAAGCCCTCTGCATCAATGGTTACAGAACCGGCAGAGAACATTGAGCTAACCAAGAACGATGTCTTTTCTGGGACATAGTTAACTTCGGTTTTCTGAGACATTGACTCAGCATAGCCCATTGAATCTTTGTGCCAGGCGAAGCAATTGCGGGTGTTAGGTTTTGGAATACCACCCTCATCACGATCACCCATAGTCAAGATCTGAAAGCCCATGAATGAATTAATTTCACCACGGACAAGAGCCTTTACAGAAGCAAAGTCTTGGCTTGTTACTTCAGCTTCACCCAAGAGTGCATCTAACTGACTTGCGTGCATCAAAAGGAAACGGCCTTCGGATGGAACATTTTTAGTGTTCATTGCTTTCGCAGTAGCGCGAAGCTTTGCAATGTTCATGTTCGTTGCGTTGCCACCAATAGTTGTTGCAACAGTTGTACCAGCGTTTCCAACCATTGCATCAATGCAAAGCTGGTCCATGCGACGTGCAATGGATTTTGATACAACCTGTACCAACTCAGAACGCTCATCAAAATTAATGTGCGACTGCTGGAAAATGTCAGAGTATTCGGCAGCAATGAAATCAGACATTGTTGCTGTTACTTGAGCATAGGTTACGTTTAATGGTGTCACGGTCAGAGTATTCGGCAGCAATGAAATCAGACATTGTTGCTGTTACTTGAGCATAGGTTACGTTTAATGGTGTCACGTCCGTTTGTGGAACGCGAATAGTAGCAACACCTTTGCCAATCTTTGGGAATTTGACAGTGTTACCGGCTACACCTGTGCGGGTACGCATTGTACCGCGAAGTAGTGATTCGGCTTGATAAGCTTGCTTGACCTCTGAATCGAATAAGTCAACAAACGCCGTTGTGACGTTCTGCGCCATTGCAGATACCTCCTAATGAGTTTCAACAAAACGTGAGCCGTTATCCGAAATTCGGGCGGTCGCTTGCGCGTTATGGCCGCGCCAACCAGTAGATTACTACATTTAACGGGCCAAACAGGTTATCCATTAAAGGCAAAATACACGCAAGCGATATTTATTGCAAGTGTTAAGCGTTTGCTTGCATCCACTGCTTTTCTATCTTGGTTCTCCAAGGTGCGTCAGTCTTCCAGCGAGGATCTGCAATTGCTACCTCAAGATCAGCCCTGGTCATGTCCGGCTGGTTTACTGCTGGAGTTATCGGGATGTTCTCATTTGTTAAAGATTGATGGTATTTTACAAAAGCATTTATTGAGTCGGCATTGTTTAAAGACTGCGCCAGTGAATCGCGTTCGGAATTTGTCAAAGAAGCCTTCATCAAACTGCGCTCAACCATTTGGATCTTTTCTTGAGCATTCTTGCCAAGCTTTTGGATCTCATTGCGTTGATTTATTTCTACACTTTCTTGCTCTTGCTGAGATAACCCTAAAACACGCCCCGCCAAATCCTCGAAAGCATCCTGGCTAATCCCGTTTTCTTTAGCCCAATCCTGATATACGGCGACAGTCGGATCGTCAGCATCCAGACCCTGATCCGAAAGCCCAGAAACATCATACTGCTCCGGTGCTTTATGTTTGCCAGACTTAAATTTCTTTTCAAGCTCTGCATAACTTTTTGCCAACTTCTCAACATCAGGGCCATCATCATTCCAAAACTTTTCAGGGTAATAGTCAGGACGCTCAAGAGCTTCGGCATCATCTGTAGCAGCCGCTTCCTCTTTTGGTTGCTCATGTATTGCAATCGGAGCTTCTTGTAGGTTCTCTTCTTGCTCTTTGTTTACGTTAATTAGTGGAGCGTCAGCTTCGATTGTTGTTGTTTGCTCATCCATTGTTTGATCTCTCTATTCTTTTTTCAATCATACGAACCGTTTCAGCCATGCCTGTCCTTACATAGCCAAAGCTGGAATCCTCCCCAGGGTTCCACGTTGGTTTTTCAATCGTAATGCTTCTTAAATGACTTAATACTTTTTGACCTTCAGCACTTTTAAACACCTTGCCATAGATAATATCTATATCTGCGGCCCTGGGTGCGTCTGCTTGTGCTTGCATTAAACCGTCCCAACCTTCGGGTGAACTCATTGCATTGCCTCCATTGTTGCTCCACCATCATCAGCAGCGGGTGGGCCTTGCTCGGCCATCTGTTGCTGCTGCATCTGTTGCATCATCATTTGTTGCTCTTCTGCTGTAGTGAGCAATTCTTGATTAATATTCATCTTCTCAGCAATATACTTTGCTATCCTTGGAATTGATAAAGTTGCCTGACCTTGTGGGCCTAAAGCATTAGCAATCTGCATAAACTGAACAACATCATTTACTTCTTGAAGCTTCTGAGCCTGGGCTAGTGGGGCTGCTGGAGTAACCTTAACCTCAACACCATTAACCCTTAGTGGCAAATCAATGTAACCCTGTTGATCCATAATGTACAAAATGCGGGAAACAAGTGGAACCATAGTCTCATTAATCAAACGACCAAATGCAGATCCTAGATTACTTGCCAGCTCCCGTGATCTTTCTGCTATCTCAGTTGCACTCCTGGCAGACATATTATCAGGCGGCAACGTATCATCCATTAAGATCTTTTTAATATTCATACGCAGATCATTCATAACAATCTGGCTTACATTGAAATCGCCGGTGCGCGGTAAGGGGGCCAATGATGCGCCTTGTGGCCCACCATTTCGAGCAACGCCAATAATAGCACCAGGCTGGATCTTAATGTTTTGTGGATTGAGGACGCCATCATCTGCTGCCGTATATACACCAGCAATAGCAAGTGACGCATTCTTTAGAACTAGCTCAACAGTCTTATTAAGGGTCTTTATGTCAGCAATCGCAGTAACCAGTGGGCCGCGACCATATACTTCACCGGCAACCTTCATGTAACGCGCAACGATAAATGGTGAACTATTCATAGTTTTGTAAACAAGCTCTTGGCGTTTGCCAGGCCAAATAACATGATAACAGAATATCCCCTGCTCATAGTCATATATTACAGCGTCAACTAGATCTATTTCTTTTGACGGAGAATTTGCTATCGCTTCGGCCAATTCTGCTGTCATTTCCAGGTCAGGAAACTCTTGTGGTATCGCCTCCGCCTTCATGCGTAATTTGCGATACACGTTGTCTATGTTGCCAAATGTACCTTCTTCAATTGCAACCAGGTATTGCGGGATTGAAGTAAAGCGTATTGGTGTTGCTTCATCGCCAGCCGTAACCATCATAACGGCAGTACCAACGCAGAGATCTAGTAAAAACTCGCCCATTGCCAGGTCAAAGTTAGTCTGACGCATTACTTCAAACATACGCTTAGTGTAGGCATCTAGTGCAGCTTGGGCCTGGGGCTTTTGTTCTTCTGGAATACCTGTGCCAGCTTCTAAGCGACACCAATCTTTTTGCGGAGGGAACAAACCAGCTTGGATTCGGTTGGCAAATCGTTGAGTTGCGGAGATAGCAGTTGAATCAAAAACGCGAACCATCTTGCCTTTACCGGCAACACCACCTTCATAAAAGCCAGAATATAGATTCCTCTGTGGAAGGGCAAATTCGTAACAGTCTTCATATATAGAACGCCATTCATCCTTACGGGCTTGAGCCTTGGCTTCACGTTCCATTAATTCGTTTACATTTAGCCTAGCCATCTAACTATCCTTTTTATGACGTGCTGCAAAATTACGAGCTGCGTCTACAGAACCAAACCCCCATGCCTTTAAGGCAAGTGCCTTGCGGGTAGGTTGTCCCTTTTCATCTTTCATCGAACCCTTCATCCCGGCGAACCTAGCAGCAAAGCTTACGCGCCGTGGATTAGTTCCAACCTTGACGGGGGCCTTTAGATTGCCACCATCTTTTCTTTCAAAGTGCTTACGCCCAGCTTCATTAAGACCGCCCTTTGGGTTTTGAAATGCCTTCTTAACCATTGGATTACTTTTTAGCTTTAGTCTTGGCCTTAACTGGCTTTTCCACAACTTTAACTTCTTCTTCTTTCATGTGGGCAACAGCCTTGGCAAAAACAGCCTTGGCAAATTTTTCTGATAGAAAAGATTTTATCTGTGTCATGCCTTTTTATCCTTGTTAAACAAAATTGTATTTTTGGCTTTATAAAAAACCTTCCTTCTTTTTTGCCCAGCAGCTTTTTCAGCAGCTAACTTGGCCGCAGCCGCAGCAGCAGCCGCCGCATCACGTTCAGCCTGGGTACGACCACGGGGTCTTGTTCCCCCACGGTTTCCGTCCTTTTCTAAACCCTGCTTCATTCCAGCAGCAGAACGGGCGCTTCGACTGTATTTCGGGCCAAAGAAGCTTGACTTGTATGAAAAGCTTTTGTTGCTGCTGGGGCTTCTGTTCTCAGGCACTAAGAGCCTCCTAGCTTAGAAGCGTTTTTTCCTAAAGAACTGGATTGACCCTGGCGTTGTTGCTGCAAAAGCAGCCAATCAGCATCAGACATTCCTGCCGGTCTAGTAGCTTGTGGCCCTTCTTGACGAGCTTTTGAAAATAACAACCTCATGCCGCCTTGGCGCTGTATTCTACGACGTTTTTGAATGCCTTGCATCTCAGTCGTTTCTTGAGAAGTAGCTCTTTCCTCTGAACGGGCTTGTGCTGCCGTTACAGCAGGGGCCGCTACTGGGGCTGGTGCAGGGCTTCCGCCGCCGCCGAATAATCCACTCATATTAAAACCTCGCCATCATGTAATAGTCAGCCCCCTCTGGGCCAAACCTCTTCATAACACTTTCTACACCAAAACCTAGCGACTTGGCAAACCTAAAGGCAGTATCGTTTTCAGTTCTTACGCCAATTTGCAGTCTTTTTAAGTCGTAATCTTTGATTGCGCTATTGGTTAGAACCTTTGCACCTCTCACAATTGATATCGTATGCCTACCAATATCCGTTCCTGGGATCATCCACATTTCAGCCAAGCCATTCCAAATAGGCTTAATTCCAAAAGCCGCAACAACTTTACCGCGTCCGATACCAGCCCAGCTTGATCCAGCTTCAGCGTTAGCCCACAAATAATCTATGTAATTAGGGATGTTCTTAATATATTCCTTAGTATCTTCGTTATAATCTATCTTCATTAAATGATCGTGGCGCAAAGAAACTATACTTTCATCTGGACTCATTCTAATTTTTGGTATTTGTATGAGTCCCATTAGAATATATCAAAATCAAGAGTTGCGGAATAGGTTGTACCACCGGCAAAGGTAGTCCCGTAAGATCCACGGCGCAATTTTCTTTGCTCACCGCCTCCAAGCATTAAGTATCCAAACGCATCACCACAGTGTGAGTGTTCATTTTTAACCGGCATATCTTTAAACCTTTCCTGACCAGCCCCCATAGACTGCCGTTTGAAGAAGTACCCACCACTTAAAGATTTGCGTAGGCGCAAACATTTTTTATTTACTAAAAGCCCAGGTTTTCCACCAACCAGCCGGTTCATAGGAGAAGCAGCGGCCTCACGTCTTACATTGAAAGCGTTGCTATCGGTAGGTTGGGCGCGAAACCCAATAGTTTTAAGATGGTCAAAGGCCGTAACTTCATAGATCTCATCCCGTTTGTTACCAGCGGGATCTCCCCAGATCATATACCGGCGGGATCTCCCCAGATCATAACTTCTGCCTTATCAAAGCTTGCCGCAATCTTAGCTAGAAGCTCCTGACCAAATCTTTCCAGTCCCATATCAAAAGTAACAAGCTCATCTAAAATTTTCCATGCGCCACCAGATGTTCGCTGCCCAAAGATAGCTGCCGGTGTCAAACCAAAGTCAACGCCGATCTGAAGCGGATATTGCGGATCATATTGTACATCAGCAGACATTAGCTCATCATCATACTCAGGCCACACTGGTCTGCCTTCTTGGACAAACGTGTACTTACCTTCAGCATAGCACCTAATCCAATCAGCATTCTTACCGCCAAGCATTTGCTGGTAATATCCATCAGGTAAATGTTTTTTATTTTCAGCAGAAGGGTTAACCATCCACCACTTACCGCCAGAAAACATAAAGTCATTAGCCTCTGGGTTCTCAGGTAGATCTTTTGCAGAAACTTCTAACACGCCACCAGGTTGCCGGTGAAACGTCCAGGGAAACCGGCCACCAATAGGATTTTTCTCAGCCAGCTCATGCCACCAGTGATCTGCGTCAGGCGGATTAGTATGCGTCAGGCGGATTAGTATCCATAATGATACCATACCAGGACGCACCACCATCTGATTTTGTGGGGTAACGGCCAACGCGGTGTGTCAAACCATCGATCACAGCTTTTGGTAGCTCTCTGGCCTCATTTACCCAGGCCCCAGTTAATTCAAGAGAAAGTAATTTTCGCACGTCTTGCGGCGTAGAAAGTGCCATGAATATAACTTCGCAATCGATACCAGGCGCATTATCCCTGGTTGGAAGCTTTAGGTGGTGGGTTATAGGCGGCTGCCAGCGCATAGGCCCCCAAACATCTTCTGGAAATAATTCGCCCCAGGTCTTAATAGTTGTTGTTCTTAGCTCTGGGTAAGTATTACGCACGATAACAAACCGCGAATACCTGATACCGTCACGCGGAGAGGGCTTTTGCTGGACTGCTTTGAGCATTATCTCAGCAGCACAGCCATATGACTTACCAGATCCAACTGGACCCATCAGGCCGCGAACAAAAGATTTATCGTGTAGAAACTTCCAAACTGTAGCAGACTTAGAAAAGTCTAAATTCATGCTGGGAATATCAGCCATCATCAGCCTCATAGGTTGTGGTTGCTTCTGGGCCTTTCATATTGATCCCAATGATCGAAGGCTTATCAACATTGCTTTCAACATCCAGCAAGCCACTAGCTTTAGCCAGGACGCGAAGAACGCTCACCTTGTCAAACATCTCAATCGTTGTGCCGTACTGACCAACCGTAACCTTCTTTATCGAAGCCAGGGCTTCATCAGGTATATCCGCCATAGGACGTATTTCGCCGGTATGAAGATCAATTATGTCAGTAAGCCTGGCAGTTCCCATAGCAATCAGCTCAGTAGCAACAGCTTCTTTGTTTTGAGCAAGGGTTTCAGAACGGCCAATTCGACGTTGCAACAATCGCGCACCGCCGAACCGACCAACTGGAGGGATAGGTTTAATCTTATCCTCAGTTTTTCTTGCCATTAAAACGGAATTTCATCATCTATTTTATCAGCAGGGGCAGCAGCCGGTGCAGAGGACTGAGGGTTCTGACGTTTACCATCATCCTCAAACAGCTTTAGCCAGATTTCGCCATCCGCATTGGGTATAGGCAAACTCTCCAATTTAATGCTAATCTTGCTATCCTTCTCAAAGGCAACGCCATGCTTGTGCCAAAATGTTTTATCCTGGTTCGGCGAAGTCTTCGCTTGAACCACATTGTATCTTTTATCCACGCGTATCTCCTATACAACTTTACGGTATCATTACGATATCGCATAGAAAACGATATTACAACCAATGCGTCACATTTTTTGTGACACTAAACCACGGGCTAAATCCTCAATCATGTGACAAAATAAATCGTGGTCAATAAGAGCAACGAGATCACCGTCACGCCAAACGTGCAAACCTTCAGGACGAACAGCCCAAGTCACAACCGTCATAGGGTCACGCACGCCAAGACCAGACACCCTATCTCTTCTTCGCAGTCTTAGCAGCAGCTTTAAACGCAGAAGCCTTAGGAGCGCCCTTAGAGCCAACCTTACGCATCTTCTCTCCACTGCCAGAGGCAATACGATCACGTTTAGCGTTTATGTTCGAGTATAGTCCTGGTTTCTTAGCCATATCAATATTCTCCTTCAGTTGCAGACTCAGAAGACATTTCCGAGTCTTTCATCATACTACCATCAGGCATTTCGTGATAGCCATCGCTCATTAATGGTACATCAGTAGCACCACCCGCATTACTACGCTCCTTAGCAGCAGCTACAGCGTCAGGTAAGTTATTAAATCTAGGAAACATATTGCCAGTAGAAAGCTCATAAGCCCTGGATATCTCCCAAGCCTCATCAATATTCTCAAAATACACAGGCTCATTAGTCTCAGAGTTAAACCAAATCGTAGGTATATTCCAAACACCGTTGCTAGGAGCATACTCACTAGCAAGATACTCAGTCGATAATCCGCCAAGCCCTAAGTCAACAGGCTCATGCTTACTAGGATCAAATGGTATAAGCTTCGGCATCAAAAAGTCCTTTCATGGTTTTTCCGAAAATAGCGCTGTGTGTACCCCATATGTAGTCGCGCGAGGGTGGGGGGGAAGGGGGTCGTTTTTGCGCTGAAATGTGGCATATGTGTGGCATATCCGTCTTTATTTGGCTAAGTATCTGATGTGTAGGTACATTTAATTTAACATAATACGGATTATGACACCTAGTTCTTTTATGTCCATACAGCACAGGTTTAATCGTTATGGTATGTCCACGCATCATGCTGCTGTTTCCTCACTGTGTGGCTCTCTCAGTAGCTCTACTGCTTGATTGGCCAGCATCTTGGCTGCTCTTGCTGCGGTATCGTGCTTGATCCACCATCCCTGCGAAATTGCCCGTGTGAAGAAGTCTGCTGTGAGAGACTGAAAATCATCCATTAACATAGATAACCTTAGATCAGCATCGGTGTTAGTCCCAGCTATCATCTGTTCGTGCTCCTGTTTCATCGTTCTTTCTTCTTCTGCTATCTCCATTTGGTGTTTAGCCGATAGGCTCGATTTTATTGTGGCCTCTAGCTTGATGCTTGGCTCGTATACTATTCGGTTTGATGTGGACCTCTGTCCCCTGAAGAATGGTTTGCAGTATACCATGTACCCAAGCTTTCGAAGCTTTAC